CTGGAGTTTCTGGAGATATAACTTATACTCCAGCAGTGGGTAATTTAGAAACACCAAGTACAAACTTCACTCAAAATCCAGTAGCTTTATATGCTGGAGCTGCAGGTGATATAACTTTAACATTATCAAGCGATTCAAATGAAGTTAAATTTGTAGGTGTAACGGCTGGAACTTTTTTAGACATACTATGCACCAGCGTTGATCTCACAGCAGCCGGAAGTCCAACATCAGGATTACTAGCCCTTAGATAAAAACAATAACAACAATTAATTAAATCAAATCAAATGAAAAAAGTAGAAGACATCAAAACAATTAAAGAAGAACAGTTAGAAGTTATTAAAGAACATCAAGTTAAGCTTAATAAATCTTTAACTAATATTGGTTTTTTAGAAACTCAAAAACATAGCCTACTTCATGAGTATGCTGGAATTGTTGATGATGTAGAGAAATATAAAAAAGAATTAGAAGATATCTACGGTGCTATCAATATAAACATTGAAGATGGCACTTACACTGAGATAGAAAAAGAAGAATAGTGGACCACGTTGTAAGAAAAATAAGCATAGGTTCTGACTATAAAAACGAGGCTATGCATTATGCTGTAGGCCAGCAAGTTTACGGCGGACACACTATATGTAATATAATGTTCGATAAAGAAGAACAATCTTACAATATTCATATAAAGAAAAACAACGAAGTTTTGCCTTGGAAGAAGTTTAATAAAAACATGGCAATATCTGTTGAATATGATTTAGAATACTAATGAATAGTGTTTATCAGTTTATAATAAAACCGATAGGCGAAAGATATAATAATGAGTTGAAAGTTGGTGATAAAAAGCTAATTATCAACTCTAGTATCTCTAGTCATAAATTTGTTAATAGAAAAGCAGAAGTAGTTGCTGTACCTTTAGCGTTTGAAACAGAACTAAAAAAAGGTGATAAAGTTATTGTACATCATAATTTATTTAGAAGATATTACAATCAAAAAGGTAAATCTGTAAATAGCGGAAAATACTTTAAAGATGATATGTATTTTGCTTCTGAAGATCAGATATACATGAAACAGGTTAATAACAGCTGGAAGACAGTCAAAGACTATTGCTTCGTTAAGCCAGTTGTTGATAAGGATGACTCTAGCTTAAGCAAACTAAAAGAGTGCGTTGGTATAGTAAAATACGGAAACAACGTCTTAGAAGCTCTTAAAATCAACGAAGGTGATTTAGTTGGATTTAAAAAGAACAGAGAGTTTGAGTTCTTAATAGACGGTGAGTTACTTTATTGTATGGAATCAAATGATATTTTAATTAAGTATGAAAATAAAGGAAACGAAACTGAATATAATCCAAGCTGGGCAAATAGCAGTTGAAGAATTAATAAAGGTAGCTAAAGAAAAGATCGTAGACTCAGAAGATGACATCTCAGCTGATAGACTTAAAAACGCTGCCGCCACTAAAAAGCTTGCTATATTTGATGCTTTTGAAATATTGTCTAGGATAGAAGAAGAAGAAAATATAATAAACGAAAAACCTACACAAAAGAAAGAACAGTCTTTTAAAGGTTTTGCTGAAGGAAGATCTAAGTAATGTACGAACAAAACTTATATCATATAGTAAAAGACCATATAAAGCCTAAAGTTGTTAATAGACTTAATAGGCTTAAAAAATGGGAATACGGTTACAACAAAGAATACGATATTGTTGTGATCAGTAAAACAGGTAAAATAGGTGAGATATATAGCATTCAAAACTTATTAATTGCTTTACCATTAGCTGAAGATGTTTATAAATGTTCTGATAAAAAAGAAGATCAACGATGGGAAGTTTTAGACTATCCATCTGAATTAAATAAAATAAAAACGGTATACGACTGGAACGACAGGCCTATAGCGTTTAAAGAAAAACACTATGACTACATCAACAAGGAGTTTGTTAGGCGTGAAGAAGGTTATTGGTACTATAACAAAGGTGTTTCTACTTATATTACTGGGTCTCACTACATGTACTTGCAGTGGACTAAAATTGACGTGGGGCACGCAGACTTTAGAGAGTCCAATAGATTATTCTATATATTCTGGGAGGCTTGCAAAGCAGATCCAAGATGCTACGGAATGTGCTACCTTAAGAACAGACGTTCTGGGTTCTCATTTATGGCGTCATCAGACACAGTTAACCAAGCGACAATATCACGAGATGCAAGGTTTGGTATCCTTAGCAAATCAGGAGCTGATGCGAAGAAAATGTTCACCGATAAGGTGGTACCCATATCACTCAACTATCCATTCTTTTTCAAACCGATACAGGATGGAATGGAACGTCCGAAAACAGAGCTATCGTACAAAGTCCCCTCGAAAAGACTCACTCGCAACTCCATTAAGGAGACGACAGAAGATGTTCAAGCAGGACTTGACACCACGATCGACTGGAAGAACACAGGCGACAACTCGTATGATGGAGAGAAACTCAAGCTCCTTGTCCACGATGAATCGGGTAAGTGGGAGAGACCGGACAACATCCTCAACAACTGGAGGGTCACGAAAACAACGTTAAGATTAGGTAGAAGAATCGTCGGTAAATGTATGATGGGTTCTACTTCAAACGCATTAGATAAAGGTGGAGAAAACTTTAAAAAGCTATACGAAGCTTCGGACGTCAACAAAAGAAACCGTAACGGTCAGACTAGCTCAGGATTATATAGTCTGTTCGTACCTATGGAATGGAACTACGAAGGATACATTGATTCTTATGGACTACCTGTATTCGACACTCCAAAGAAACCAATTAAAGGAGTTGACGGCGAAGACATTGATATAGGCGTAATATCGCATTGGGAAAATGAAGTTGATGGTTTGCATGACGATCAAGACGGTTTAAACGAGTATTATCGCCAGTTTCCAAGAACAGAGAAACATGCTTTTAGAGATGAAGCTAAAGAATCTTTGTTTAATTTAACTAAAATATACGAGCAAATAGACTATAATGAGGACCTTCGTAACACTAATGTTGTTACACAGGGTAATTTTCAATGGGAAGGTGGGATTAAAGATACTAGAGTGTTGTTTGTTCCTAATAAAAACGGCAGGTTTTTAGTTAGTTGGGTTCCTCCTGTTGGACTACAGAATAGATACAATATAAAAAATAACACTAAATATCCAGGAAATGAACACTGCGGAGCTTTTGGATGTGATAGTTACGATATATCTGGTACTGTTGATGGTAAAGGTTCTAAAGGATCTTTACACGGATTAACTAAGTTTTCTATGGAAGACGTGCCGCCTAATTTGTTTTTCTTAGAATACATATCAAGACCTCAGACTGCTGATATATTCTTTGAAGATGTTCTTATGGCTTTAGTATTTTATGGTATGCCTATATTGGCAGAGAATAATAAGCCTAGATTATTATATTATATAAAGAGAAGAGGTTACAGAGGATATTCAATGAATAGACCTGACAGAACAATGAATAAATTATCTACAACTGAAAGAGAAATAGGTGGTATACCTAACTCTAGTGAAGATATAAAGCAAGCTCACGCAGCTGCTATAGAAGATTACATAGAAAATCACGTAGGTTTGTTGAGCGAAGGTTACGGTAATACTTACTTTCAAAGAACATTAGAAGACTGGGCTAAATTTAATATAAACAACAGAACTAAGCATGATGCCTCTATAAGTTCTGGACTAGCTATAATGGCTTGTAATAAACATAGATACTCACCAGTAGCAAAAAGAACAATATCAAAAGTTTCTTTAGGCTTTAGAAAATATAATAACACAGGAGTGAATTCAAAAATAATATAATAAATGGTCTATACTAATAATAATAGCATCTTTCCAGATCAGGTGGTACCTGAAGAAGAAAAGAAATCATTTGAATATGGTTTAGCTGTTGGGAACGCTATTGAACAAGAGTGGTTTAGAAATAACAGTGGACAGAATAGGTTTTCCTATAACTTCCAGAACTTTAATAGACTAAGATTATACGCTAGAGGTGAACAACCTGTGCAGAAGTATAAAGATGAACTATCTAATAATGGTGATTTATCTTATTTAAATTTAGACTGGAAGCCAATACCTGTTTTATCTAAGTTTGTAGATATAGTAGTTAATGGTATGACAGAGAAGGGATACGAATTAAATTCTTTCGCTTCTGATCCATTTGCCTTAAAACAACGTACTGATTTCGCAGCTAATGCTTTACGTGATATAAAAAACAAAGCAGCTATAGATCAGTTGTCTCAAGCTACAGGTCAAAACTTTTACGCTTCAACAGATCCTAATAACCTACCTAAAGATAAAAATGAATTAGATCTATATATGCAGCTTAATTATAAGCAAAGCATAGAAATAGCAGAAGAAGAGGTTATAAATAATGTTCTTGACTCTAATAAGTTTGATGAGACTAAAAAAAGATTAGCTTACGATTTAACTGTATTAGGTATATCAGCGGTTAAAACGGGTTTTAATTTATCTGAAGGCGTAACGGTAGAATACGTTAATCCTGCTAATTTAGTTTATTCAGCAACAGATGATCCAAACTTTGAAGACATCTACTATGTAGGTGAAATAAAAAGTTTAACTCTACCTGAAATAAAAAAGTTATTCCCTAATCTTACTAACGATGAATTAGAGAGAATACAGAAATATCCAGGTCGTCAAAACTACGCGCAAAGCGATTGGCAAGTAAATAGCGATAATAATCAACATCAAGTTTTGTTTTTTGAATATAAGACATATCAAGATCAAGTATTCAAAATAAAACAAACAGAACAAGGTTTAGAAAAAACTTTAGAAAAACAAGATACATTTAATCCTCCGCCTAGTGATAACTTCGAAAGAGCATCTAGGTCTATTGAGGTTTTATATACTGGAGCTAAAATTTTAGGTATGGGTGATACCATGCTTGAATGGAAGCTATCGGAAAACATGACAAGACCTTATGGAGATACCGTTAGGGTTAATATGAATTACGTTATATCAGCACCTAGAATGTATCAAGGTCGTATTGAATCTATAGTAAGCAGAACAACAAGCTTTGCTGATATGATTCAATTGACTCATTTAAAACTACAACAAGTTTTAGCTCGCATGGTTCCTGATGGTGTATATGTTGATGTCGACGGGTTAGCTGAGGTTGATTTAGGTAATGGTACAAACTATAATCCAGCTGAAGCATTAAATATGTACTTCCAGACTGGTACTATAGTAGGTAGATCACTTACTCAAGATGGCGAAATGAACAGAGGTAAAGTGCCTATTCAAGAACTACAAAGTTCTTCAGGTATATCTAAGATTCAAGCCATGATACAAACATATCAGTATTATCTTCAAATGATACGTGACGTTACGGGATTAAACGAAGCAAGAGACGGTAGTACTCCTGATAAAAATGCTTTAGTAGGTTTACAAAAACTAGCTGCGGCTAATTCTAACACAGCAACAAAACATATACTACAGTCTTTAATGTACATAACTATAAGGTCTTGTGAAAACATAAGCTTAAGAGTTAGTGATATGTTGCAATTTCCTCTTACCAAAGCATCGTTATTAAACAGCATAAGCGCTTTCAACGTAGCTACTTTACAAGAAATAGATTCTTTATCTATACATGACTTTGGTATATTTTTAGATTTAGAACCAGACGAAGAAGATAAAGCTCAACTAGAAAAAAGTATACAAATAGCACTACAATCAGGTGGCATTAAGCTAGCTGACGCTATAGATATTAGAGAGATACAAAATATAAAACTAGCTAATACTTTATTAAAGTTTAGACAAGCTGAAAATCAAGCTGCTGAGAGAGCTGCTCAGATGGAAAACATCCAAGCTCAAGCTCAAGCTAATGCTGAGTCCGCTGAGAAAGCAGCTGCGTCAGAAGTTCAAAAACAACAAGCTTTAGCTCAAACAACAGTTCAAATAGAACAAGCTAAATCTCAGTTTGAAATAGAACGAATGGAACAAGAGGCTAATATTAAAAGAGGCTTAATGGCTGAAGAGTTTAGTTATCAAATGAAACTAGCTGAAATGCAAGCTCAAGTAACAGCTAAAAAAGAAGCTCAAATAGAAGATAGAAAAGACAAAAGATTACAAATGCAAGGCACTCAACAGAGTGAACTTATAGATCAAAGACAAAATGATCTGCTGCCTAAAAACTTTGAATCATCAGGCAATGACAACTTGGATGGATTTGGTTTAGAGCAATTTACCCCAAGATAGGGAATTATTAATTTTTATTATATTATATCATGTCAGAAACAAAAGAAGTAAAACAAGAAGGAGAGTTTAAATTAAAAAAGAAAACTCCAACAATTAAAGGTCAAGGAAATGTAGTTCCTGAAGTTACTAAAATAGATTTAAGTAAAAAACCAGAAGAAGATGCCATTCAAGTCGGAGAAACAGAAAAAGTGGTTGATGATAAACGAACCACAGATTTACCAAAAGTGGAAAAAAAAGTACGGGACGACTCCGGTGAAATTACTAAAGTTGATCTCAAAGAAGAAATAGAATCGCCTTTAGAATTAGTAGAAGATGAAGACAATAACTCTGAAGAGGTCACAATGGTTGGAGGCACTGAAAGTCCCAACACCTCACAGGAACAAAAAGAAGTATTACCGCAAGCTCAAACACAAGACTACCCAGAAAATGTAGATAAGCTTATTGAGTTTATGAAAGAAACAGGTGGAACCATAGACGACTATTCTAGGCTTAATGCTGACTATAGTAATGTTGACGGAGAAGCATTGTTAAGAGAATATTACAAACAAGCTAAACCTCATTTAGACTCAGAAGAAATTCAATTTGTTATTGAAGATTCTTTTAGTTTTGATGAAGATTTAGACGAAGCAAGAGACATTCGAAAGAAAAAACTTGCATATAAAGAAGAAGTTGCAAAAGCCAAAAGCTATTTGGATTCGCTTAAAGATAAATACTATGCAGAGATCAAGTTGAGACCTGGAGTTAATCAAGAGCAACAAAAAGCCACTGACTTTTTCAACCGATACAACGAAGAGCAAGAGCTCAATAAAGCTAACCAAAGCAAGTTCCATGACCAAACGAACGAACTTCTAAACAACGATTTCAAAGGTTTTGATTTTAAAGTTGGAGAGAAAAAGTTTAGATATGGTGTTAAGGATCCTGTTAAGGTTGCAGATAACCAAAAAGACATATCCACTTTCATTAAGACGTTCTTAAACGATAAAGGAGAAGTCGTAGATACAAAAGGTTATCATAAAGCTTTATATGCTGCACGTAACGCTGATACGATAGCTAATCATTTTTATGAACAAGGTAAAACTGACGCAATTAAAGATCAATTAGCTAAATCTAAAAACATAAGTACAGAACCTCGTCAAACACAAGATGGCAATGTATTTGTAAACGGATTTAAAGTAAAAGCAATTAGCGGGCAAGATTCTTCAAAACTTAGAATTAAAACAAGAAAATTTAACAATTAAAAATTAAACTATTATGGGAACATTAAACCCTACGTTCGGCTCGATAGTACCATCGCAGTCGCAACAACTACTACAAACAAACTATTTACAATTTAACGAT